GAATGATCGATTCAAAAGTTAAGTCAGATGAAGTGTTCGATTATGACAAAAACTGAAACCCTGTTTGATGAGGTTATTACTACGATCCAACAGCGTGGAGCGGTTTATGGACATCCGTATTACAACCATAAAAGAATTGCAGGTCTATGGTCTGCATATCTCGACTTCCCAATCACACCACACCAAGCTGCATTATGTATGGCATTGGTCAAGGTTTCTAGGCTTAGTGAAACTCCAGATCACCAAGACAGTATCAAAGACTTCATCGCCTATGGTGCTGTCTATAAAACTGTGCTTGATGCCGTCAAAGATGAAAATTGGGAGGATTAATAATGGCTTTTAACTTAGCAGATTACGAAACAGTAGAATCAAGATTGGAGAAATGGCATGGACAATTTCCAGATGGACGAATCGAAACAGAACTTGTTGAGGCATCAAACACTAGATTCATTGTTGTTTGTCGGTTATTCAAAACAGAGGCAGATGCCAAACCATGTGCATCGGGTATCGCTTCTGAAACGATTTCAGATCGCGGTGTCAATGCAACTTCTGCGTTGGAGAATTGCGAAACTTCAGCGATCGGTAGAGCACTTGCAAATGCAGGTTTTGCGGCTAAAGGCAAAAGAGCATCAAGAGAGGAAATGGTAAAGGTTGAACAATTCACGCCAAAGTATTCTGCACCGGGCTCTAAAGCTCGTGCAATGGAGCATGCGTTGCACTTGGTTGATCAAAAGCAAACGACAAACGAACCTGCGCCAGTTGAATGGGCTGTTGGCGATGTTGTCGCTTCAATCGGATCAAACACACCAGCGCAAGAGGAATGCAAACATGGACCAATGATCCTTAAACAAGGAACTGCAAAAACCGGTAAGCCTTATTATGGTTATGTTTGCTCAGCTGCTAAACCAGATCAATGTGATGCACGATGGGCAAAGATTACCGCTAATGGTAAATGGTATTTTGAAGGAGGTGAATAAATGGGTGAATTACAAATCATTGACGGTGATCGCCGTTCTTTTGGGCCTTGGCGGCTACGCCGGCTACACGCGATTCAAC